TTTTTTTTTGCGGGCATGTCAAGGCGGTCGCGGAGTTCCTGAAGCTCGACGGCGTGCGAAGCTTCCTGCTTGGCGAGTTCCTCTTCGATGTGAGCAAGTCTCCGAGCAACACGCTCATCAAGATCCTTAACCATCCCGACCAAATCTTCAGCAGCTCCAAGCTTCTGAATCCGTGCCGATTCGTCTTCGATCCCGAGCCACGCGCGCAGCCAGTTGCGGATCATGGGAGCATCGCCCTTATAGCGCAAGCGTAAACCATTGCCTCAGTCCACGTCTTGAAATAACCAGGAAGACACCGGTAGTACGAAACGATCCAGAGATTATCCCCTTTGTCAAACCGAGATTTGAAAACGCGAGGCTTCATCGTCTTCGCTTCACTCGTTTATACCGCTTTCTTTCGTCTGCGTCAAATAGTCTCATCTTCATCGACAGCGTTGTCATCTGGCTCATCGTCCGCTGCTCGCTAGGAACGTCGTACTCCTGGTAAAGCTCCTGCCGCCGAACCTCAACCGGCGCTTCCCACTGCGCCGCCTGCATGGACTTGTAGCCGTACCGCAGCGTGTCCATGTAATCGTCCTCGATCTGCTCGGTCTTGAGCACGTCCTCGGGCCGGTCGGGATCGCAGATCACCAGCGGCACGGAGCGCGCGAGCTCCGCGCAATCCGCAGCTACCAGCAGCAGCGGGCCTTCGAGCGGCTCGGTTACTGGCCGACGCCTGGCGTTCACCGTGCGCACGAAGGCGTTGTAAAGCTGCCTCCAGCCGCCGATGCGGTCCTTGTCGGCCGGAATCATGCGCGGCAAGCCAGCTTCGCTCAGTATCGGCTGCATCAGATCGGCTGTCGTGTTCTCGCTCCGTCGGTCTTTCGAGAACATAGCGCCGTCCACGAAATGCCTCGAAATCGACTCGCGCAGGTGCAAAGGTGTTGCATCTACAATGGTTTGCGCGAAATCAGGCTCCGGTGTCAGATTGGCATGGCGTTCTTGCCAGCAGATAATCACGTCGAGCGGATAGTCGCACGGCAACAGGTCCCCGACAGCGTCCTTACCCCCATGTATTCCAAGCGCTTTCAGTAAAATGGTAGGCGATATTTTGCCGATCGAGAACCACAGATTCACGCTGTAATGCGGCCGCGGCGGGCCAGCCCATCCCCAATCGGTCGACATCCAATGCGTCCACCAAGGCTGCCACAGTTGCGCGAGCGCCTGTGTCGAAATGACACACTCCGGGCCCCAAGCACCGGCAAAGTACTGGCCCTCGAAGTCATCAAACGATCCCATGAGATAGCCCGCGCGAATTGATTGCGGGAATTGATCATATTTCTGCCCTTCTTTGGTATCACGAATGAAGATATGGAACCGACAGCAGTAGCCAGCCCCGTACCCGCTCTCTCCACAATTCCCTCGCAATTGATAAAACTCTGATTCTGTTAGGTTTGACTGCCCACGGAACCACTCGTAATTGTCCCAGCCGAACATGTGAATGAAAGCATAGTTATGCGGTTTTTCCTTGTTCTTGTAATCCTTGAGCCAGAAGATCCGACGGATGTATTTGGATCCAGGTCCGCCAGGGTTGAATAGGAGCAATGTTTTGCAAAGGCCCGCCGGGATTCCTGCCTCAGCATTCGTCCAGCGTGCTGCGGTCTGAATCCATTGAAGTTCTTCTTCGGAGAACTGCTGTGCCTCGTCCACAATGATAATGGCCGATTCAAACCCCCCCAAGAAGCGCTTTCTAACATCCTCGGAACGTTCCACGGACCGAAAGATAATACGCGCCTTGTTATGTAGAATCAAGTCATGGTCTGTAGCGCGCCAATACTGATAGAGCTCGGGATGGTCGCGAAACATTGGCTCGATGTGGTTATCGCGCAGATCGGACGCCACACGGCGCACCAAGGTAATCACGATTCCCGGATATTGGTTGCCGAGCTCGGAAGCTAGGCGAAGCGCAATCGACCTAGCTCCTTTGCTCTTGCCAGAGCCTTTGGCCCCACCAGCGCCGACGACAGTAGGCACGCTAAGGCCGGTTGCCTTCAGGAGATGATAAAGTTTGGCCTGCTTAGGCTGGAGTCTTAAAATCACCCTGGTTTAAGTAGAGATTCGAGAATCACCAATGTTTTCGCGGTCGCTTGACAAACAATCACCGAAAGTTAGATCGTATCTGTTATGCTCCCGCACTGTACGCAGCGGTAGCCCGCAGAAGCGCTTCACTCCGTGTTTCCCCTGATCTCCTCAACCTGAACCTTGAGCGCGTTCCCGTCGGGATCGGCGTGCTTCAACGTGGTGGCATCGCCGTACTTCTTGGGGAACATCCGTGCCAAGATCCACTTGCGAGTATCAACTTGAAGCCTGCGATGTTCGGTCATGTCGCCGGTCGTAATTTCGAGGCCTTTGTCGGTAGTCTTGGTTTTCTGGCCAAGTTGGGGAGTATCCGCAATCTCCAGCATCTTTTCGAATTCCGCTTCGGCTTGAATCTCACGTGCTCGCGCGTACTGCTGCTGAAATTCAGCTTTCTCAGCTAACCATGTGAAAACAGTACGGAAACCAGGAAGCTCTTCATCCATGCAAATAGTGGTAAGGCTTTCCCCCCGAGCTAAGCGCTCACAGATTTCGTCAGCGATCTCCTGCGTGAAGCTGGACGGGCGGCCCATTAGCGTCCGTTGATCACCTTAACAAGCTGCTCGCCTTGCAACAGGAACGCGAGTAGTCCGCAGAAAAACATGATGCGGCCGGTTTCGGCGAGCTTGGGATTGACGCAGAGCGCGTACATCAGCACGCCGATGAGCGCGACCAGAACCGGCAGGTAAACTATCATTCAGATTCCCTCCTGCCTTACGTTACCACTTCCGGCGCTTCCGGCACTGCCAGCGCGTCCAGGATGAAGTTCAAGAGCGGCACGTCGGCGTCGGGAATCGCGGCCCATTGCTTGACATTGGCGATGTAGGCTACTGGGTCGTTCTTGTCGCCGCCGGGCGCGAAGCCTGCATAAACGCCGGGGTGCCCCGCGATGAAGTCGGTGAGCGTGTTACCTTCGGCGGTGTGCAGCGCGACCAGGTGCGCGAGTCCTGCAACGCCCTGAGCGCGCGAATTGGGGCGCCAAAAGCCATTGAGGATGAGCGGCTCCGTGAGCCAGGGCGCGCCGCGGAGGTTGCCGGGGTTGGCGTAGTCGCCCGGCATCCCTTCTTGTGTGCAGATGGCGTTGACGACGCGCTGAATAAGGTCGTTCATAGCGTGATCGCGTGGAAATCGTCCGCGAGGCCCGGGTCGAATACGTAAGCATACGGGATCTGGAAGCGCCCCGCCTGCCCCCAGTCTGTGCCCCAGCTGTTCTCGCACTTCAGCAGCTTGCTTGCGTCATCGTAACCTACCACGGTAACGCAGTGGCCGCCGACCATTACCTCATCCGCCGCGGGCATCGGCACAATGCCGGTCTTGGCGACCTCTTCGCTCTCGAAGCTCTCATACACCGATATGCCGATGATCACAGGCACGCCCAGCACGGCCAGGCAGTGGCGCAGATGGTACTCAAGCGATGCGCCGGTTGAGCCGAGCACGCGGGTCGCAGTTTGGGACTTGTTTGGTACTGCGTCATCGAAAGCGGCCTCCGTTGGATGCTGGACAACCAAGGCCGGATCCGTGGGTAAGTCGCTATAAGGGCAGTCGCCGTACTTGAGCGCTGCGTCCACGACGTCGCCGATCACAGCGCCACTGTCCTGGTCGGCTTGGCCCTCGGCGAACCTCGCATTGTAGTACGGGAACAGCCGCGACAGGTCCACGAACGGCTTGCCTGCCTTCGCGCGTGCGTACATGATGCCGCGCGTTACGCCGTGTCCTGTGCAGCTCGAAGTCTGCCCCTGGTCCCAGATGGGCGGCAGGTAGCCGAGCGTCGTCAAATCAACGCTGGCGGGCAACGCGGGGTATGCGGTAAGCGCGAGCTGCGGGAAGCGGCGCGATGGCAGTCCGCGCCGCCAGCCGTAGAATCGGTTAGGCATCCTGTAATGATCCTCCGCAATCTGGAATGGGACATCCAAACCCAGTGCCGTCTTCGCCGTCTGAGCCGATACAGGGAATCGCATCTCTCAGACGGCACCTTGCGCCGCATTTGGAGCACTTCAACAAGGCATCAAGAATAGACCCTAGCGCGTTCATCAGTTTGCGCTCCCCGGCGGGACGCCACTGCTTCCGACGAATCCGTGCCAACCACACTCATTGTCTTGTTCCTGGATTGACGGCGAAAGGGATAAATCATCCAGGGATGTTCCACTGGCAGCCCACCGAACCGTTTCACCTGCTTCATTCACTCCCATTTCAGGCGGCACAGGGCTACCCGCGAAATAGACCTGTACTGAATGTGCCCCGACCGGACCATTATGAGCGACAAAAGACTTTGGACAAATAAACCGAACACCATGAGCCTCTCCAAGTGAATTGACGCGCTCAAAGAACTGCGCTGGCTTCGATACGCCGCGAGCAAACATTTCGTCCTTGGTTTCTTCTCGGTAACGAATAAATCGCCCGTCAAGTTGCTGCAGCGTCAGCATCGCCCTACTTCCGCAGCGCCTTTACGGTCGCTTGAGCTTTCGCCCGCATCGCCTGTAACTTGGCAAGATCGCCCGCGCTGAGCTTAACAATTGGTCTCGCGCCCTTTGCGACGGCGATCGCCACAGGATTTTGATTAAGATAATTCTGCACGTCCTGCACAATCAGCGCTACGATGTTGGCGACTGCTTGCGGCAGGCCGGGCGGCAGCGTGGGCGCGATTTGCTTCGCCAAGCATTCCGAGATCGCCAGCAGTTCCGCGCTGGTGGGCTGCGCTGGCTGCATGCCGATGCAGTTCGCGACAGCCGCGACGTACGCGGGCACCTGCGGCGGAATCGGCACGCCCGCAGCCTCGAGGATCGGCACGGCGAGCGCGGTATCGTCCACGATTTGCTGGAGCACGGCGAGCTTGGAGCAGGCAACGGTCATCAGCATCAACGCTAACAACGCTGCGAACACGCCGATTCGGGTACCCTCGAAGCGATACACAGCGCGAGGCCCAAACGATCTTTCGGCTGCAATCTGCCGGTCAATCTCGGCGTTCATCTCGCGCAAGCGCGCTCTCTTTTGGTCAACCGTCATTGCCTCACCCTCCCGCCTGTTTGGTCGCGGCCAGTGCAGCTTCCGTGTACCATGCCCACCCCCAGAACAGCGTGGACGGTCCCCAATGGGCATAGAGCACCTCACCATCAGGTGCAGTGAACGGTGTACTGGCTTGGCCTTCCCGATAATTCGCCACGCCGTTCGTGTAGAAGTTTTGAGCGTTAATCCCATATTCGCCAGGAAGACCGGACGCCGCGCCGATAGGCGATTGCTCCACAGGCGGAGGCGTTGGAGGAACAAGCGCCGGATAGTCTGCATCGTTCAGCGAAATCTTGACTGACTTCGGGTAAGCCTTCGATGCGTCCTGGTATTCAAGGATGCTGTCGGTCGGCAGCGGCTGCTGGAACAGCGCCTCTTGCCACACAAACCCGAGTGAGGCGAGATCACGCATGTAGAAGAACGGATCGTCGCCGTCAATGTCTATGCCCGCGATCACCACCAAGCCCGCAGACGCGAGTGTCTGCGCCTGTGCCATGCGCGCGCCGATGTCAGGCAGGCCAGCGGGCGTCTTGAGATTCTGGAGCGCGGCGAGGCGCGGGTCGCGCGATGCCCAAAACAGCGCATTGAAGGTCGATTGGTCAGTTACGATTGCCATGCAGTCAGTCTACTACCTTTCGTTCTGGAATGGAATCGCTCGGCTCGGCGAGGGCTGCACGTATTGCTTCCCAGTCTGCCGTGATCGCGTCAAGATGCTCGTCGTCGAACGCGAGACCACAGCAACTTCTTCAGCGCATCCCGCTCCTGGTGGCTTGTGGCTAACTGCTTGTTTAAACTAACCGCCGCAGCTTCAGCACCCTCGGCACGCTTGGTCGCGGCGGCGAGTTGGGTGCGGAGGTTTCCGCAGTTAATGCAAGGCGTAGTTGTGATTTCCGCCGTGATCCGTGGATACGGGGCTTCACATTCTGGCTTGCCATGCGGCTCATTCGCAGCTACGAATTTGTCGCAGTGAGCACAAGTCCACGGTTCAAAAAAGTGTCATCGATTGTACTTGGATCATTTCTTCGCTCCTCTCGCGGCGTCGATGGCTTCGCGCGGTGACAACGCGCCGTCGTCATCTGAAATATCGATCCTTCCGTTATCCCAGAGCCAATCCAGCCGCTCGCGATCCGCCTCCAACTCCAGTACACGCTGCTCAAGTGCGAGGGCGTAGCGGATTACGTTAGCTAGTGGCCGCGATTGGAGAGAGCTATCGACGTCGCAACATTCAAGCATTTTCTCCAACTCAGGGCGCTCGGGATTATTCGGCATCATCTAACCAGCAACCATTCCAGCAAAACTCCCATAAAGAGTGCTCCGCAAACGAAGCCGACAATAAACCAACCCACGCGACCCTCGATCTCTGGATCGCGGCGTTCACCTGTGCTCATTGGTTGCCTCCGTTACGTTTATTAGTGGTCGCCGTCTGCGGGGTCATTCCATCCATGAGACGCAACCCTTCGTTGAGCACGCCGCGTGCATGTGGCCATTAACAGATGCGACGGAATAGCGAAGTTCACCGCCGCACCCGGATGGACAGGCTAATCTACCTTGTCCACCGTTCCCGCGACCGAGCCCTAATTGCTTCGCATGGTCCTTGGCCGCTCGCATAGAGATCAGAAACTTTTCCATCCTGGCGTCGTGTTCCGCAAGTTCGGCCTCGGCTTCCTCGCGAGTGGGGAACTTGCGTGATGGGCACGTAACCTCGCACTTCGCCGCGTCCATTTGGAGACACGGCAGGCGTGCTGCCCACCCGAAGTCTGGACCGCCGACGAGTTGCCGCATATTCACGCCAGCGCGACACTCAGCGTGCTGGATGCCGGGGAAGTGGACGCAATCTCCCATCTCTCGGGCAATCTCTTTCTCCCGGTGATGCTCTTTCGTCATTTGCAAAACTCCTCTCCTGAGATCGCCGAGACAGCCGTGCTTTTGAAAACCAGCGGTCGGGGCGTAAGAATAAAACGAACAAGCATCAATGCTCCTCTATCGCCGCCAGGGCCGCGCGGAGCGCCACGCATTCCGGGTGATGCTTCCATTCTTCACCTATTCGTTCAGACGGGCACAACAAGCTGCAAACGTCGCGCGCTACACCCCGCGCCGCCTTCTCCAATGCTCGATACGCCCGCAAGTCCGCGATGATGGATGGGGCTGCGTTGCGAAGCTCGACATACAAGTCAGCATCGTGCTCGAATTGCTCAACAGCCTTGATAGTCGCCTTGGGACCACAAGGCACGGAGAAGATGTTCTCGTAGTAATCTCCATCGTGGTCCGTCCCGGTTAGGTCGGACTTGACGTTATAGCCATGCATCGCCACTCGAACCTTCCCCGGTGTTGCCTGCGCTTCCAACTCAGCCAGCCGGTTTATTTGTTCTTCCGTCATCAGCGTTTCTCCAGATAGTCCGCAAGAGCACGAATCTTTCTAGTCCATTCACGAACCTCCGGCGATAGCCATGCAGGTTGTCCTCCTAAATCAAGTTGGGAGGCGTAATCTCGCAACTCCTGCGGCGTTACCGGGCACTCTGCCGGTGCGGGGGCTGCCTCAGGAGCTTCTAGTTGTCGAATACGCCATTGAAGATAGGCCACAACGATATCCCTGGGACCGTCCCTGATCTCATCGTCCGTTAACGGGCTAGTAACCGGACAAATATCTAGCGGCGCTCCCTCTGCGGGCGCTGGATCGGCGGCTCGCTCGTCTCGTAGGGCTTTGGAACCGTCTTGGAGGCCGAAACGATAAGCCTGCTCGATGAACCCGCGCATCCTTAGTTGCCGCCATTCTTCTGTGATCTCGGGGTACTCCTGAACGCTCTCAGCAGCGTATTTATTAATATCTGTCATAAAACACCCATAAAGCAGCTACTAGAAAGAGCATTCCCCATCCCACAGCCGCTCTCCAGCCAGTGGGGATTAACGTAACGTGTCGCATGTCATTCGTTCCTCAGCGGGTGTATCCAACCTTTCGTTTTTCATTTCGTTACCCCCTTAGATTCGCCTTTTTCGTTGCGTCCCGCGGGCTCGATTGCGCCGTCCGTTGTCGTCTGCGGGATGTCGCGAATCTGCCCCGCGACCCAGTTCCGCATCCGTTTCCAGCGATGTTCTGGCGTCTCTCCGTATCCTCCGCATTCGTCGTTCTCGTAAACGATTTCCTGAACAAGTTGATGAGCTACTCCGAATAAGGCCGCTACGTCCTCAGGTTCGTCGGGATCGACTTTTTGCATATCAAGCGCCCGAGCTTTCCCCAACGCGCCCAAGGCGCATACTTCACCTTCGGGCGTTTCCAGTTCGTGGACGGTTAGACTCTTGTCGGGCATCGAATCAAGTGCGGCTAGAAGGTCGCGCAACATCTCCTGCCCGCGGCGCCCGCGAATCGCAGAAGCTACCTGGCCGCGCCACTTGATTAGATCCCACTGATCTATGTCGTCGCTGTACCCTGATCGGCTCACGCGCAGCACTCCTCTCCTGAGATCGCCGCCTGAACCTCAACGGCGCAAGATAGCCGGGGCGTAAGAGCAGCGGATGTATCGCTCATTGTCGTCCTCCATTCGCCAATGGAAAGCAGGCTCTCTTGCATGGCAATCTTCGCAGTGCCGCCGACTGCCTGAGCGGGATGAAGCAAAGTCCGAAGACTTGTACCCCTGCTACCTGCCCTCCATTCGCAAATCGAATCGCGGCGATCAAAACTCACCGTTGTAGTCATCGCCGAATATGCGCGTCGGCGTAGTTTTGCGGAACATCGCCGCGAGTTGGGCCTTTGATCCTGTTAGCTTCAGTATCTTCTGACGCGCAGCGTTCACTTCTTCAGGTTTCGGCTCCGCATCTTGCTCCAATGGATATTTCGTAGATTCCTCCCTTTCCCGAGCTGAGCGACGGCGACCAGCCGCACAAGAGCAATAACGGCAAATCGATTCAATGGGAGCGCCGCGGATCGATTCCACAATCCCAAAGTCATGGCAATCCGGACAGTTCGCTCCGCGACGCGAAAGCGCCTCTTGACGTTCTTCTTCTTGCCGCTCCGCAAGCTTCTGGTTCTCGACCTGAATAAGCCGCCGAATCTCCGCCGGCTTCGGGCATTCCGTTTCGTACTTGATCCATTCGGTGACAACGTAAGTGCCGATAAACTCATTCTCAGCGGATTCCACGGCCTGGATAAGCTCGATTTGAGCAACGCCGTCGCGAGGATACCAGTCGAGCCCCGAAAACCTGTCTGCGAGCGCCGCAGCTACCTTTTTGTCGATCATACGAACCCCGGATAGCGCTGCCTCTTGAGCCTGTCGTACAGTCCCTCTCTCGGTTTCGGTTCCTTTTTTGCGAAGAATCGCTGTACTGTTCTCACAAACAGCACCAACGGAGTAGATTCTTGACGTCTCTGGATATTCAGACTACGGGTTACTACTGATGCGACATTGATGCGACATTTCGGAGTGCAAGTCTCTGATAACTGGTAGAGATTCGTGCGCCGATAGCCGCGGCGTTTCCACGTTACCAGGCCCGCTTCGGCGAGTTCGGCAAGCCAGCGCTGGATAGTCCGGGTCGCCTTCACGCCGAGCGCCGCGGCGAGTTTGCGTTGTCCTGGGAAGATTGCCCCGAAGCGCCCTAACCACCAGCGCAGGGTTTCTAGAAGGCGGCGCGCGCCGCGCGATAGTTGCATGATGCCCCCTCACAAGGCTGGGGGCGGGTGTGTGAGGCACCGCACCCCCGAATTGTTAACGACTCGAGTATACCACAAATCCAGCACGGCGGGCACGGCGGCTTCTTGGGCAGCGCCGGCGCGGGCATGGCGGGCAGGAACTCGCGGTTCATGCGAGTGCCTCGACAGTAGCGAACCAAATGCGACCGCAGGCCACGCATATAACGGTTCCGGGGTCGCCGCCTTCGTTCTCGATCACGTGCTTGTGGATTCCAGCGTTTACATCGCGTCGCGCGAAATCGCAAACACGTTCGTTCTGGTGAGTAAACCGAACCGGATCGTGGCCCTTAAATTCTTGATACTTTGGGCAAGTTTCCGCATGTCCGTACCTCACATGGCACTTTCTACATTGCACTCGCATTCTTCCCCCTCCTCGCCGCGTTCAGCCCCGCGCAATTCACTCAATTCCCTGTAGTCCGCGCTTCCATTTATCGCGGTCGTATCGCAGCCCCGTGATGATTACCCATGCTGGATTATCTGAGAAAAACAGGCGCACTAGAACTTCGTCGAGTTCGTCTTCAGTTGGGATGCGCGGCGCGAAAGTCTTTCTTTGCAGCACGTTTGGCTCTCCGTTTTTCGCGCTGTTTTGTCGCCTTGGCCTTTTCGGGCGGGCGGTAGCGAAGGACTACATCAGCTATCGTGTCTAAGTCTGGTGGACGCTTCATCCCTAGGCTCCGGCGAAGGCAATCGGAAGGGGAATGTTGTCGGGCGAACTGCAAGCCTCTCGCAGACGTCCCAGGATGAACCATGCGGTTTTCTGAGTAACGCCGATCTCCTTCGCCAGTTGCATCGAGCTGATGCCTTTGCGAGCGGTCACAAGCAGATACATGGCATAGACCCACTTGTGAAGCGGGACCTTGGACCGTTCAAAAATGGTTCCGGTTCGGATGGTGAAGTCAAAGTTACAGGCGTTGCAGTGGTAAAAGCCGACACGCTTGCAAGTGGTGATCCGGTCGCCCTGGCAGTCGGGGCAGCGCGTCCCATTCGGCCACAGCCGTTCCTCCAAATACAGCCGCGCCGTCTCGTTGTCGGGGAACAACTCGAAGAGTCGGAAAGTACTGATGGTGGATTTGGACATTTATGCCTTCTCCATCGCAGACTCAAGGCGTTGAAGCCAGTCATCCATGAAGCGCTGGAAGCGATCCAAGGAACCGTCTATGCTCGCCGCCGCCCGATTCATCTCATCAGCGGCGCTTCGCATGGACTGCGCAGCCCTAGACACATCCTCGGAACCAATCAAGTATACGTTTTCCATGCTTCAATTGTAGCTGAGTACAGAGAGGATGTCAACTATACTCATGTATATAAGTCCCTAACTTTGCCAGAAAGGAGCCAAAACTATCTGCGAACATAATGTTCATTTTGTCGCGCTTGCAAGCGGCGAAGTACTCGGCCTGCTTTGAGGAAAGCTCCTTGCCCGGCGCCTTTAACTCGAGTTTGAAGTAACGCGGCCCCTTGAAGCAGTTCCAATCGGCGATTCCGGGAATCCCCACGCGAACTTTCTTGCCAAGCTTAGCTGAATCGTACAGCCCGCTCTGCACGCGCTCGCAGCGCCAGCCGCGCGATCGCAGCCAGCCAATTACGGCTTCCGTGACTTGCGCTTCTGTAAGCGCGGGGAGCGTGGCGCGTGTCATTCGGCTATTGCCGGCGCTTCGTCGCGCGCAGGCACTTTCGGCAAATCCAGCATCCGGTCCAGCAGCGCGAAAGCCGAGCCTTGCAGCCTAGAAACAGTTGACTTTAATGCGTCCCAGGCTGCGGCCCAGGCTGCGTCCCAGGCTGCGGCCCTGGCTGCGGCCCTGGCTGCGTCCGATTTCTTCCGGGCGGCTTCAATTGTTTTCGTCGCCCTACCTAACGAAGCCTTATCCACTATCTCAGGTAATGCTCGCAATGCCGCTGCGCTGGCACGAAGCGCAGGGGTCAGGTCCATGAATGCGGGTCCGCATTCGCGCGTCAGCCAGTCCATACACATCCAAGAACGCAGTTCAGAATTACCATCGTTAGTGCCAACCAATCGCGGGATGTAAGGCTTGAGACGCTGGCGTGTAGCGTCGTCCAGATTATCGTTCCAGTTTCGGAGAAAATCTCCGAGCACAGGACACGCGCACTGCGGGTGATCGCTCCACGGCTCTCCCGCAACGTAGGCGACAGCCTCCATCACGCACGCCCCCTTGCTAAACGAGGCGTGGCTACCGCTTTTCAGTACCAGCGATTCCAGGTCGATTGTGCGCATCATGCTGCTACCTTCCTTTTCGGACACCGCATCACATGGGTCTGGTACTCCCGGCTTTTTAGCGGCCTATCACAATACGGGCAAGGTGTCATCTTGGGAGGGCGCCCGACTTTCGGTTTCGGCATACCTAGATCATACGGGAAGAAAATAGTCTTGTCAAATAGTTTGACAAACTATCTTTCATGCCCCATACTGGGTTCATGGAAACGGAAGATCAACTCAAGCGCGAGATCGACGGGATGCTCGATGCGCTCAAGGCGCTCGCGGGGCCGCTGCCGCTTTGTTGTGAGCGATGCGGAACTCCGCTCGGCAGCGACGGTGGACGATACTTCCCTGGTTCCGGCTACCCATTGAAGATCAAGCGCGAGTATGCCCACATTTGCGTTCCGTGCGAAACGCAACTCAAATACGGCCCGGTTGAAGAAAGGGATAGAGCATGACCATCAATGTCAGCGAACAGCGGGAATTGGCGGATTACATCGCCCGCAAGATTGCCCGCGAGTTAGGACTTCAGCCCGCACGGGATGCTCCGAATAGCAAAGAGAAGCAAGTTGCCGAAATCGTCTGGAATGCTATCGAGGATTACACGTTCGAGCCCACCGGCCCCGACATTCTAGAAATGCACAAGGCGTCGGAGAACGGATGAGCGCCATCGGGACGATTCACGATCGCGCCATCCATTCCGAGCCGCGCGAGTTGTGCCTCGCGCTCGCTAGAGTCTGCGAGATAGTGCGTCAATGGGACGGCGCGCGCACGCTGCGGCACGCGGCGGAGTATTTGTACCACGAGAAATTTAAAGCGTTTTCAAAAGGAGAGAGATAAATGGCTTTGATTGCGACTGAAAGCGGCGGCAAGGATTTCACGCCCGCCCCTGAAGGATTACACCCGGCGGTGTGCTGCGACATCGTTGACATGGGAGAAGTCGAGAATAAATTCAAGCCCGGCACGAAACAGCACAAGTGCCGGATCGTATGGCAGATCGCCGAGACGGACCCGGAAAATGAAGACAAGCGCTTCATCGTCAGCGGCTTCTACACCGTCTCCCTAAATGAGAAGGCAAACCTGCGCAAGGATCTCGAAAACTGGCGCGGGAGAAAGTTCACCTCCGAGGAGCTTAAGGGTTTCGATCTGGAGAAACTTATCGGCGTCAACTGCCAGATCAATGTGATCCACTACCAGAAGCCCAACGGACCCACCTACGCCAACGTAGAAACGATCGTGCCGCTCGGCAAGGGAATGCCTCGGATGGTGCCCGAGAATTACATGCGCGTGCAAGATCGCACGAAGGACAGTAAGCCTGCGCCCGGTGAACAGCTGCAAGACGATGATGTGCCCTTCTAGGAGATTGCCATGATGGAAATAGCTCGTTCTTTCAGCTTCAAGTTAAACCTCGGGAACTATCAGTCGGCTGACTTCTTCTGTTCGCAGAAGGCGGAATGCGAAGACCCAGCGCAAGCGGAGGAACTCTCGGCTGCGCTGGCTGCATTCTGTAAGTCCCAAGTGATCAAAGCCGTGGCCGAGTTTAAGGAATCACAAAAGGCGGCATGACCCACGTGGGAATAATTGCCAGAGACGCTGGCCCGCTTATCGGCTACGACCGGATGAAGAAGGCGCGCAAGTTCAAGGCGGACTTGAAGCGCCTGACGCACGATGACGGCGCTTACTATTCCTGTCTCGCTCGATACGAGCTCGGCCACTTCGACCAGATCGCCACAGTCGCCATTGAAAAGAATGAGGAACCCGCGGCGCTTGCCGAGCGCGTGTTGTCCGGCCTTCAGCAGGAACTTAACGCCCAGGAATGGGCGGCTTCAGAGGAAGCGCCGGTTGATAACTCGCCGCGTAAAACTAAATCCAAGCTGTTCATGAAATTCAACAGCGCGGAAGCATTCGAGGAGATCCGCGGCCACCTGAGGATTTTGACCGAGAACGATGATTTGTACCAGCAGATCATGGAGAAACATGGCTTCAAAACGCCCGCGGATATCCCAAACCACGACGCCGGAATCCCTGTTTACAAGGCGCTGTGTGTGGAGCGGAACCGCATCCAACTGGATCGCGAGACAATCCGTGCAGCAGCCCGCCAAGTCGGACCGGAGCGGGCCAAGGAACTGATGCAGGTTATGCGGGACGCCTACGATACTTTGGGCTGTGGGACGTTCTTTTCGGTGCTGGACAAGTGGGGGTGTCCTACGATTGATGAGGCCGTGCGGTCTTACAACTTGGGGAACATCATGAATGAGCTTCGCGAAATCCAGGAGTACCGGAATCGATCTTAGCTGACTCGGGGGAGACAGCAAGGCGCAACCGCATGCGCTGGATGCGGCATTCTGAGAATCTCGACGCTGCCTGCCGGGTTAACCACCAATGGTGGCGGGCAGCGGTAACAAGGAGGAATGGTGGAAGAAACTGCGGCAGTACCCGAGAGACTAAGAACGCGCAAATCCAGCGAGTACTTGCGTTACGATTTCACGGAGAAAGAGTTTGTAGAACATGCCCGCCAGCTTGGGCGAATGAATCAGGAGCTCGCCAGGGCAGAAGATCGCAAGAAAAGCGTCACCGCTGAATTGGCCGCTTGTGGGCCTTGCGCGTGCCATCATCTATGCTCGTGCGGCGGCGTACCAAGCGCGGGAGTGCTACGAAGGCGCGCGGCTGCGGCTGCAGCGCTGGCCGGAATGCATCGAGCGAAGCAGGAGGGATCTATGACCACCATCCGCACCGTGCGCGTGCTGGATGATCTCGCCGCCGCAGCGCTCCGCAACGAAGCCAAGCGCTATGGGCGCGGGAAGTATCCGCGGCCGCCGCGCAAGCCGCCCATTGTGCCGGAACCGTGGGAGGCGCGCCGGCGCGAATACCTACGTGAAGTGGGGCGCACGGAGAAGTTGCGTTAGGATTTAGTAACCGGGGCGTTTGCCCCTATAGCTGGTGCTTGGTTTGCCGCTGCCAGGGCCTCTGGGGTCGATGGTTGTCCTACCGTTCCTCCAGTGGTGTTGTATTGCTTCGCGGTGATCCCGAGACCAGCTAGTCCGCCTGCATTCGCGAACAGAGCTAGCCCCATTGCCCATTTTGGGAATGTATAGAATCCGCCGTACTGTGCGAACATCACAAACGACGCAGCCGCAGATATTAAGCCAGCGAGCGTAGGCATCCAGTTCTTGGTGATCATTTTCAGCCTTTCTTGTTTTCGATGCGATGAAGCGCATCCTGGATCATCTTAAACTGCATGTCGTCGGACATCACGTGCTTAGAGAGTTCTCCGCTGATGACGGTCTGTGCTTGCACCAATTTCGCCGTATTCTCAAGCAGGGCAGTTTTGACTTCTCCGCTTGAGGCTACCAGTTCCTCTTTGACTTTGGCGTTGTAGGCTTGCGCCTCAAGTTTGTTGGTAAGAATAGAATTGCGTATCGTCATCCCAACCCATGCGACAGCGATCAGAGCGACCGGCGTTACGATGTCTAGGACGAGATGGATATTCTCGAAGGCAAGTTGCATCTTCTTATTCTCTCCGATTCTATTGTACTTGGGCGCCTCCGCTGATAGTGACGGTCCCAGAGGTCACCGTTCCGCCGTTGGTCGAAGCCGATGCCAAACACTGCACCACGCCGCTAACCACAGGCACCACGCCGCCTACTACCTGGCATTGCCTGAGCGCCGGCCACACATGCGCCATGCCCATACCGAAGAAGAAGCCAGGGTACTTGCCAGCCGCAAGATAGCCGTTGCTCAGGTTCAAGTAGCCAGGTACATTCCCTACGCTATAAGAATCTGTGAAGGCGCTGACGGATGAATTATCCAGCGATGTGCTGCCCCAAAGCGCGCCGTAAAGATAGTCTACGATTGCTTTGTTGGTCGAGTTTGCATTCGAGATGTACCACTGCACCAAGCCGTTGAAGCCTTCCTGGTTTATTTCCCGCTGCTCCTGGACGGTGTAGTTGGGCGATCCCGCGAACCCGGCGCGCATAATAGGGGTCGTGTAGTCGAACGACCCGGTGTTAGCGCCGCCCGATTCGCAGAACGTGCAGTTCCGCGCCCAGTAGATCGCCTGCGTGCCGTTTAGGGCGGACTGATTGTCATAGCCGTAAGTTGCCACCCAGGTAGCTACGTTGCCGCGAATAGTCCCGTTGTTCAGGCTCAGGGTCGAATCGAGCGGAGCCGCCTGGTTTGTCACCCATGCCTTTATGCCCATCATGAAGGGTTGCTGTGTAAGACCGGCTGCCTCCGATCCGGTATTGGTCTGGAACTCGTAATAGGTGTTCGAATTCCCGCTGAAGTTTCTATCGAGCGTGATCGACGTGGCGCTGTTCCAGGTGCAGACGTATTCATTCGCTAAAGCCGGGTCATCATTGCTGTTCCCGAACGCCATGATGGATGTGGCTGCAACTTCGTTATAGTTCACGGTCATGTAGGAATAGGAACCGGACGAACCGGGCCACAGCGCCGCGAGGTTCCCCGTGGTCGAGCCGGTCCGGCTGAACATGAAGTAGCGGCCCTGGATCACGATGGCATTGACGCCGGAAGTGAATGTTCCGCTGGTGGCCGTTACCGCCGCGGAGCCCGCCGTAACCGTCACCGTGCCGGAATCCGCGCCGCTACAAACGCTTGACGGAAGCCCTGTGCCGGTACCCGCTGTGCTGCCGTTCGTCAGGGTCACTTGTGAATAATCTGCGTTCCAATAAAGCTGATTCTCGAATGAATTGGTGTGGACGCCTCCACCGGATCCGGCGCACATGTTGTCCCAGGCGTTGATGGTCGCCATACGACTGCGGAACAGCGGTTGCCAATAGCTGGTGTCGGGGTCGTAGAGAGCGCCAAGAAATACTAGCCCTTCACCGTAAGATTGCGACCTGGTGTCGGTAAGGTTGCAGGAAGCCGGATTTGAGTCAAACGTGGGCGCGTTCCAAGAAGGCCGAAGGTCCGTTACTGCGGGGGTGCCATTGAGAATGTAAGACACGGTGGAATCGATAATCCCGCTGCCCACGTAGAGGATGTCTCCGTACCCGCCCACGCCGCCGTCTCCGAATCCAGGGAAACGCGGATAAAACTTACTCACGGTGTTCGCCATCTGAAGATACTGGACAATCCCGGCCCGATACCACATCGCGCGGAACGCGCAAGCGGGGCAGTAAAAGCCCCAGGTGTCGGGATAGTTCGAGTTGGCATTATCCATGTAGGCATAGTTCTCGCCGGTGAAGGTTTGGCCGTTCAGCGAAGCCTGATCGTGTCCAATGACGCCGACGAATGAGACGAAGCTATGCGTGTCGTCTTCACAAGTGGTTGTGCCCCAGTCAATAAGAGCGTCGCCGCTGTAGGGCGTGCCGCGGGTGTAGTGGCTCACGATCCAGCGATAGAACGGAATGATGACCTTGTAAGAGAAGGTTCCGTTGTCTGCGGTGCTCGGATAGTTCCGGCTGGCTGTTATCGAGGTGGTGCTTCCAACTGTATTGATGAGGGCGATGAAGGTGAAGTTCGTTGCTCCGCCTCCGGTTGTTCCGTAAACTTGGATCGCATAGCCCGCCACAACTCCGTTGCCTGTGGTCCAGTTCGTGCTGGTTCCGGTGATCGTGGGGGAGCCTGCTGTGACCGTGACCGTGCCTGTAGAGTAAGGAACCGGTCCAGCGAGTCCAGCGCCGCCAGGACAGATGGTTGACAGGAAGCTCGTGCCGCTGCCCTTGACAAGGGATTGCCCTACGACCGCTCCAGAACTCCAAGACTGTGCCGCGACATAGTATGAGCCGCTTGCGACCGGTCCGCGCCCGTCGTAGCATACTCCGAGCGTCTGCATCCCTGTCGTGCCGGTCGTGCTGCAAATACGAATCTGCTCCTGCACGGCGCTATTTACATTCGCCTGGAGGGTGATTGCTGTTGGAACACTGGGGAGTGAACTTAGATCGAGGCAGGTCGCATCAGTCACGATGATCGAAGTTGAGGTGGCCGTTATCGAGGTATTAAGCGTTGTGCAAGCCGCGCCGCCTATCTGGGTCGAGTTCTTTCCATTCCAGGTCCAACTCACCGTTCCGGTCTGATCGTTCGCCCACGATGGGTTGTAATCCGAGTACGAGTTGTAGGGCTGCGTCGTGTTGAGCAGCGTCCACTGCAAGCCCATCATCGTCGTGGAGCGTTCGTCCTCTAGATTCCACGGATTCTGCCCGATAGCGAGCATCGGACCAAAAACCTTATCCGCTGTGGTGTTGTGCGTCTTGACGATGCCCGTAGCTGCATCGAAGTCCACCGCGCCTACGTGCGTGGTGACGCAGTTCATGCCCGCGCCGTCGCAGAGATGGATTGAGTAGTCTCCGGCCACCACGCCGGTTACGGTCGGCTTAGATGCCGTCGTGCTTGAGAACGACAGCGGGCAGATGGTGCTGCCGGTGCCTGGATCGTAAGCCGTGCAGGACCACGTATAGCCAGTGTTGCCGGTCGAAGCCGTTCCGTCGAGTCCGTTGGCCGCGCCCGTGCGCCATGTCTGCGTTGGTCCCCAATTCGGCTTGGGGTTGGTCTGGACAACCATCGTGACTTGCGCCTGCAAGCCAAGGGTGAAGAGGGCGAGAATGGCAAGACGCTTCATGGGCATGTCCACAACATAGAGTTCGTGGGCGAGAATGTCACGTGGCATGTCGTGCCGTCCGTGCGCGTGATCGTGATGACCGTAGGCGCGGCGCTGCCAGATCCCGTCGTGATTGAGCCGGTGATCGTCACATTCGCCTTGATCTGCACGCTTCCATCCGGCATCAGCGTGATCGGCAGATTAGACGCGGGTGCGGCCGGGCCCGGCGGCCCTGGGGGTCCGGCGGGTCCTTGTGGGCCTTGTGGGCCAACCAAGCACACCGTTCCGCTCGCCGTGGTGACGGATGCGGGGCACTGGCCCCACGCTGCCACGGAAAAGATCGCGAGTAGGATTAAGTGTTTCATTGTACGAACGCGCTCGCCCCGCCGCCCAAAGTAGCCGTGCTGTTGACCAGCGGCTGTATCGGGCCAATCGTTGTGTACGCCGTGCTGCCGAAGAAAGAGCCATTGGGGAAGCCCGTGCCCCGAAGCGCTCCTCCTGCGCCTGCTGTTTCGTTCAGGCTGAAGTTCAGGCTGGCCCCGGCTACGGTTGGGTCGCCAGTGAGCGTCACGTCATGCGGCCCGGCGCTTATGTTGTTCAGTGACCCCGAAGTGTAGGCATTATAATCCACGTGCATCGTGTTCAGGGTGACAGAACCCGCCGAGGAATTGAACGATTTGCCTGTATTTCCATAAGCATAGTTATTCTTCAGCGTAGATCCTGGTAAGCCCTGGACGGATGTAAAACGGAAACCATCGCGCCCGTTGCCATAGGAAGCCGAATTGGTGACCACTACGCCAACAGCATTCGCATTCGCGAATTGGAAGCCGTCCGTGGTGGCTCCCGTATTATTGGCCGCGATGCAAAATGTACAAACAAAATTGACGCCGCTGCCAACATAAAAACCAAGACAGCCATTCGTGTCTGACACTACCCCGGTGAGGGCGACCGAACCAGAAAAATAGAACGCGGTGTTGCACCCGGTTCCCCCGGTCACTCTTGAATTCGTGATCGTGTGGCCGTTGCCAGAGGCGATGTAAAAACCATTGGCCGGGCAGTTTTCTATCAGTACATTATTCAGGTTGCTCTCATCCCCGGCTATCGTAAGAGCACTCGCGCCGGTTTGCGAGGCGCAGTTTAAGATAAGGTTGAAAATGTTCTGGTATGCTGGGCCATTGATTAGGTAGAAACTTGTGGTTCCAGAGGCGAGGGTAGCCTGACCTCCATCATTTGTTGGGCAAGTGCTTGTGTAGCCCTGGAGCGTGGTGGGAGCATTGACCGTTCCAGCGGGTGGAACCATCTGAGAACTTACAGTGTAGGTGCCATCGGCTTTGATGCAGACGGTATTTCCTCCGACCATCTGCCCTACTGCGGTTACTGGGCTAGCCAAGGGGCCGCCGATCCTGCCCACGCAGGCATCCGTTGCGCTACCCATCGAGTGATCGACCGTGATCGTGCCCGCAGCCTGGCTCAGAATTTCAAAGGTGCCCGTGGTACATCCTGAACCGCTGGCAATGTTGATAAAATTGCCCGGCCCGTGAGTTGTGGCGCTGCATACCGGGGAACAGGTCCCAGTTGTGCCCGTGGCGAGGGTTACCGTTATCGCAACGCCCGCGCCGGTACTCTCATCGGTGCCAGGGGAGGCGACTCCGGGGTCATACGCGCCGCCGTTAGTGCCTGAGCCTGACACTGTGCTGGTGCGCCAGATGGCCGTCGAGTTAAACGCACCGAACGATGGGGCCGACAAGAGGCAAGAGAGGATGACCGCGATGAGTAGTTTCATGGGTTGACTCCGAGGGGTATTTGTGCCACAATTAGGGGCATGAGAATCCGATGGCATTTGAAGTGGGCTGCAAATAGATGGCCGGTCGCCCCAAATCCTTGACGCCCTGCCCCTTCTGCCGAAAGAAACTAGGTGCAAGAGAACTACGTGCCCACTTGCCGAAGTGTCCTAAGCGTCCCATCAGTTTGCACTGACCTTTACCGTGATGCTCAATCCCGCTACCGTCGTCGGGCTGGTCATCACGAAACAGACGTCCGTGCCCGCCGTGATTGTCTTATTCCATCCGGTCAGGGTAGTGTCCGTGTAGCTGGCCGCGCTCGATAGAGCCGGGATGTCCGACGCTGTAATCGAACTGGCCGACGCCGTGCCGGTCCAGGATGAATGCGCCACGGTCTGAACGTCGATAATCGCCGAGCCCGGGACGTTGCTGATAATCTCAACAGCCTGAATCGTGCCTGCGAAGTAAGTAGGCACGCAGGCGGTTGCCGCCGCACTGAGCGCTGTGGCCCCGGATTGGAAGCTGCCGAAGCTAGCGCCGATTGTCCTGATGTTCTGATTGGTCGTGCCGCCTGATGTCGCGAGCTTCGCCCAGGTCCCCGAAGTGCTCACAGCCACGTTGGTGTTCTGCGTGAGCGCCACGTAGCCGATGCCGCTCGCTACGACCGTATCGTTTACGTTGTACGCCGTCGTGCCGTTCCAAGTGCCCCGGAAGTTCATCAGCGTCGAAGGAACGGCGGGTGGGTTGAATCCGCTTTGCAGGCTCACTTCGTCTATGTACCAGCCGATGCTGGAGCTTCCCGAGTTGCCCGAGACTTGCACCTTGAGCGTGGTCACCACATTGCTGCCGGTCTGGAACAAGCCCGTGGGAATGCTGATCTGCTGATATGCTCCGGTCGTCGCGCTATTGAAGCCGAAAGCGCCGTCGCGCAATACAATCGTATTGCCTACCTGTGCCGCGCCGTTCAGCCAGAAGATATTCAAGAAGCGCGCGGCATTCGCCCCGCCGTTGCCGGTGGCCCATTGAGCCTTCGAGCGAATATAGAACACGAGATTGTTCTGCGTCGAGAGATCGACTGTGCCCGATGCTGGCTTGACCAGCGTGAAGTTGTTCCCGAGCACTGCCGCCGTAGCTTCAATGTCGTAAGTTCCGTGGTACGGATTGTTCGTTGAGTTACAGACGATATGCGTGGTTGGTGTGCAGGTCCACTCGACGTTCTCATCGTAGAGCAGGGTCGATACCACGCCTTGCGGTGCGGTGCCCATCGCCGGGATGAGCATGAACGTGAGAGCAAGCTGCGTCGAAGGGTCAATCGCCGGATCGAGCGGAGTCGCTGCGGGAGTGCCGGTCAAGATCGATGCCGCTCCGGTGTTGTCCACGATTACGGCGTCGATACGCGGGTTGCTCGGATCGGCGGTCGTAAACGTGAGATTGGCAATCGGGCTGGTATAGGAAGCGCCAGAGATGCTGTAATTGCAAAGCCCAACCGTGATATTTAAGCCGCTGGTGTATTCCACCCCGCAGCCCGAGACAGTCTGATTCGGCAGGTTGCCGGAACCGCCAGAAGAAGGCGGTGCGGTCCAGGTCAGCAGGTGGCAAACGGTTGGAAAGCCAGCCGCGAGTGTTGGGCAGGTCGTTACGCCGCCATCGGAAAGAATCTGGCCTCCTGCTCCATTGGTACTCGGAAGCACGTAAACGATAGCCGTGCCCGCGACGTCCGCCGCCGCGATCGACACGCCCCCTGAAGTCATCCCATCAAACAGTGCCGCTCCGCTGTGCGAAGAATCGCTGCTTTTGTACCCCAGGCACGTTGCTACGCCGGTGCTATCCACCGTGCAGTTCGAGTTCTTAATGAGCTTGCCGGTGGTGCCATTGTAGAGCACGATAGCGCTGTCGGTGGCCGACGCCGGCCCGACCACGTTCCCGACGCCGCCGCTGCCGGCGGCTACCCAAGTGCAGGGAGGCGTCCGGCCGGTGCTCGCCGCGCTGAGAACCTGCGCGCTTGTAGCGCTGTTGGTCACACGGCTGCACGGGCCGGTGTTCTGCGCAAGCAGCGCGATGGCGGAAAGAAAGAAGGCTATCAGCAGTTTCATGGTCACCTCTGCACGATCACTATGGGCATCGCGCCCGTGCTGGTCGTGAGCACGGCGCGGTAGAATGCCGACTGTCCATCATCGGGGTAGCTCACGTTCCCGTTCGCATCCGGCGTCAAAGCGCCGCTGACGCTCGAATACTCCGAGTCCACGTCTTGATTCGCCGCCTGGATGTCTATAACGGAGCCAGCCGTCATTCCCGAGCACCAGAACGTCTTAGAGCCGCGATTGGCCCCTTGGATGCCGAGGGCGAACGCGACCGACTTCAGCCCCACAGAGGGCGTTTCGGTGCCATTGAAAAGCGTGATGTGCTCGCCCACTTCAAGCGATGCGAGGTTGAGGCCCTGATTCGGCGGTGGATTCCAGCCGGACTGGGCAACTCCGTAAAGAGGCATATTATGATATCCTTTCGTAATTGGAACTCATTGCGATCTCAGGTCTTTTAGCCACCCTCGCGCTGTGCGCCGGGGAGGCCATCTGCGAGCGCGATTGGCCCCGCGATACGTGGAAGTTTCTGGCGGCTTTCATCATTGTTCTTCTTCTCTGCGTGTCGCGTTAATGATTGGAGTTGCGCGCCCAGCAAGTGCTGCCGGTTTGGACTTCAGTGCCTTACTTCCAAGGTTCAGCGCACGCGCGGCGATCATCTGAGCCGTAGGAGAACCCAGCACCACTGGAGCCACCATTCCGGCAACAGCCCCCGGCACGCCTCCAGCGTAGTAGCCCCCGATTCCTCCCGCTAGTGCCCCGGTCGGGGCGACCAACTTACGCGCGATCTGCTGGGCGGTCCCAGGGGCACGCTCCAATACTTCCGCGCGTTGCGCCACAGGTATCAGGCTTGTGGCTCGCTTGTCCAATTCCGCAGACTCTGGCACGGCATTGTGCAGCGACTCAGCCAATGAATGGTAAGTCTGTGCCGCTGTGCCTTTGGCCCCTCTCATGGTTTCAGGGTTCCAATTATGCACGAACTCCTCGCCGAATCCCCGTTTCAGGTTAAGCGCCCCACGTGGAGTTTGAACGCTGGAGATTACTGGGGGTGGCGTGTTCCCCGGAGCAGTAACCATGATGGGCTGGCCGTTCGGACCCAGCACTGCGGATGGCTTCTGCACCGTCGGCGTGGGCGGCTGCGTAACACTGCCCTGAAACCCCGGCTGTGGCACTGCTAGGTGCTCCTGCATCGGAGCCAGTTGACCAACTTCCTTCACCTGATTGCGGGCTCGCGCCGTAGTTTCCGCTTTTCCTAGTGTTCCCCGCGCTGGAGTGATATCAACGGGGGCATTAGAGCGATTCACAACGCCCTCAAGCTGATTGTTGATATCTCCTAGTTTTGCCTGTGCTTGCCTACGCACGGTTTCAGGACGGACGCCCGTAGTTTCGTCCAGAACTGCAGCTCCCGGACGGCGACCCATAGCGCGGTCGATTGGCCTAACATTGATCGCGCTTTCGGCAACTGGCTCAGCCGCCGCGCGCATGCCCTTCCCGACTAATCCTGGAAGCGCTGCCCCGGTGGTCAATGCAGCGACGTGACCAGCCATCTCAGGGATGGGCATTTCTGCGCCGCGCTTCACGCCTTCCTGTGGCGTTACCCAGGCTCCGGGACCGAATGACTGCTTGAGCGTATCGAATGGATGCAGGACCGCGCGAACCGTGCTCATCGGGTTCATATCGGACAGGTACGTACCGACGAATTGGGAAGCGGCTTTACCGATCCGCTCCATCGTGCTTGGAGGGGTGCCCCCGTTTTGATTCTGAACGAGTTTTGCCCCAGGTGGAAGAGCCATTCCGCTGTCTACCAACTTCGCTCCTGGGGGCAAGTGTAGATCGTCAGCCACTTACTTCTTAATCTCCTGATAGTTCTGAATGTCGGCGGTGTCGCCGGAACCCTTGTATTGCATACGCTTTCCGTTGATTTCTATGACGTGGCCCCCACCACCACCGCCGCCGGCCTCCCCGATATCAATGTTGTTCGCTTTGGCAATGTCGCGCATCGTCTGAACGATGTTCTTGCGCTGCACGTCACCGAACCACGGAGCGTTCGGGTCGATGTTGTGTTTGATCCGCGCCCCGATGCCTTCCATGGCCGCTCGGGACTGCATCAACATCTCCATCTGGGGAGCGGTCATTCGAAAGCCGGTGCTCGGCTTCGCCAACTCGAAGAACTTCTCCTGAAGCGCTTCGTCACCGGGGCCCGTGAACTTCCCGCCTTCCAGGTAGCTCTGCCCGTAACTCAAGGCCGCCTTCATCGGCGCGGACTTGGCTTCGTTCTTCTCAGCGGTTCCAGCTTTCGCCAGACCCTCGGGAGCTGGCCGGGTTTCTCCGGTCTTGGAGTTGAACAGCACGCCTTTGCCGTTCTGCTCCTCAAGCTGCCAAGTCCCGATGTTGCTTTCCGCGGTTTTGTCGCGCTTCAGATTGGCGTACTTCTGCATGATCTGCGGAGACCATGTATTCTCGTCGTCAGGGTTCCCGCCTGCCGCCTTCATGTAGCCGCGCTCTTCTGCGCTCAGCTGCGGTTTCTTGCCTTTGCCTTCGACCAGGGTTGTGAGCGTGGGCTTTCCTGTCGCCGGGTCGAGGTCCACGCTGTAGATGGTTCCGTCCTCACCCTTCTCGATCCTCGGCGCTTGTGGCTTTTCCTGTGACGCATCCATGATCGCTTTCAATTGTGGGTCGAGATTCGGGTCGGCGGCCGAGTGAAAATTCAGTTCCGGATCGATTACCCCGATAATATTTCCAGTCGCGCCTTCAGACCGGATCAGCTGAGGTTCCTTGGTTGCTGCGGCTTTTTTGACCGCATCGTGATAGCGCGCGAACGCTTCAGGATCTTTCTGGAAGAGTTCGACCTCGTTAGCCGCTGGTTTTTCGCCTGGATTCTCCAACTGGCTCGACTCTGCGTTGTAGTGCCGCGCTTCCGCTCCCCGAAGCGCCGCTTCGCTTTGCGCCGTCTGCTGCGCTTCCTCGCCCTTAACCGCGTTCTGCGCTTGCGCCAGCCGGAGCGCGTGGTTGCCTTCGGTGCCCGGCGTAAGCTGCTCCGCACGCGGAGCGAAAAGGCCTTCGGCAATATCGCCAGCCGTCGCCAGTCCCTTCAGGACCGGGTTGTGGATGCGCGAGATACCCGATCCCATCTCCTGGGTGTTGGCAAGCTTCTCCTGAGCCGCTGTGCGCCCCGGAACGCCGACCTGAGGGAACGCAAGCCCCTGCGTCTGCTGCGGGCTCTTGGCTTTCGGCAGAGCCACGGGCATCGTTTCCTGGGGCTGCGTGGGCGCTCCGTTGGCCGTGGGCAGAGTTGGCGGAGGAACGAGTGGCCGAGCCAGTCGCGGGTCGTTCGGATCAATCGGAGATGTGTCGAATTGCGCCATCTAAGCGAAAGCTTTAGCCGCTCCCCCGGCCGCTTGCAGTGTCGGGTCCAAAATATCCTTAGCCCAGTCCCAGCTGGCGTTTTCCGCGTTCGTGTTCGCGTTCACATTCGGAGCCACTTCACCCAATGCGTTGATTCCCGCGCCAGTTTCAAGACCTGTAAGCCCCTGCAAGCCCTGCAACCCCGCCTGCTGCTGTTTCTCGCGCAATGCGGCGTTCTCGGTCTGGATGCCCAGCGCGTTCTTCGAGAGATTCTGGCCGGCTTGCCGCGCCGATTGCGCGATAGCTGCGGGAGCCGCGCCGGGGTTCTTGGTCCGCGCGCCAAGCAATGCGCCTTGCCCGACCGCACCCGCCTGCGATCCTCCTGCCGTCTGCTGCGCGCCGGTTTCCATGCGCGCTAGATCGGTGGGATTGAACCCAGCAGGATGCGCGGCTTCGGTTTCGAGCTCGGGCATGAGCGTGGCGAACCCGGCTCCAGCGTTGCCGGCGTACTGGTTCGAGAGGTTTTGGGCGCTGGTAGCCGCCGTCTTAGCCGCGTCAGAGCCTCTAGCCATTGGCAACCCTCCTCTGCTTCGCCCGCAGCGCAGCAGCCCGATTCCTTGCGCGTTCACACACCAAGCAAATACGCTTGTATTTAGTTCCCTGTCGGCATGGGTACGGATTAGGCACCAACGGATGACCCCGCTTGCATGTTGATTTTCCGACAGGCGTAAGTGGTGATCGGAGCAGATTTTCTAAATCAGTTACGGGCTCAAGGTGCCGAGGATTAACACATGCCCGGTTACGGCAAAGGTGATCCAATTGGAGTCCCAATGGTATCGGCTTCACGAACTCTTCGTAAACAACCCGATGAGCACGCTTTGTCTTCCCACCCACTTGTATAAGAGGGTAGCCATCACTGTCATGCCTTACGTCTATTAGCCAGCATTCCATGAAGGGAATTAGAATCAAGCGGAAATCGATGCGTTCCAGCAATGTCATCCCTCGGGTCTGTGCTCCCTTATCTGCTGGCCTCATATTTTCAGAAGCTCCTAGAGAAACTATTCCAGTTCCTGCACCACCCAAAAGTACGCATCAATCGCCTCCCGAAGCTTTTCTCTAGTTCGGGAGGAACGAACGCCTCAGCGCCATTATAACCCTTATCCCTCAATGCCGTAGCCATGCTTTTGTGCATCTCGCGGATGGCTTGGAACTTCGCCACAGGTCCAAGCGTTTCATCGACCAGCAGGTAGAGCTGAACGATACGCTCCGCCGCGACCGCCGCGACCGGCGCATCGTTCTGGTCGACTACCACCAGCACCGATTCCATCAGCGGGCCGCCAAGTTCCGGGAAGGCGTACTCCAGACCACTCTGCTCGAACATCGCCCGCAGGCTCGGGATGTCGGAAGGCTGGAGCGCGCGAATCATCTTACCGGCGGAGCTCCGTTCTTGGTGCGGAATGGAACCGGTCCGGGACCGCTCAAGCCTTGGCCTGCCGTGCCCGTGCCACTGCCCTCCGATGGCGCGAAGGATGGCCCTGGAACCGCCCCGCCTCCTGTCACCGGGCGCGGCTGCAGCTTGCCGCCGTGGTAGGCAGCCGGTCCGGGCGGCGAGCTTCCATAACTCGCGTAGGCGCGGAAGTAGCGCGTCGAGTTTCCCAGAAACAGGTTCATGTTGCGGCTGGTTCCCATGTCCACTATATGCGGATCCGCGAACTGCGATGTTGCGGAATGCTCAACAAAGTAGCGGATGCCACGGTAGAACTGCGCACCCTCATGGTTAATCGCTACTTGGAAATGGCCGTTCGATGCTGTGACGTTCAGTGAGTTGATCGCGGGCGGTGGTTGCGGCTGGCCGGTCGCGTTCGAGTTGTTCTGCTGTTCCTGGTTATTCACACCTTGAGCGATCTCTGAAATCATCTCGGTGAGCTTCTGACCAGCCTCCGCGCTCCAAGACTGAAGATTCTTGAAGTATGCCAGGTTCTTCAACGACAAGGGCATTACGAGGACCCTCCGCGTATTGGTAAGCGCGGCGCTGGTTTCATCGTCGCGTAAACTCGCCTCAGCTCAAACTGCGTATCGGTCGACGGTTGCGGAACCACGTTCGCGCACGGGCTGGGAATCGGAACGACCGGGCCGCTGTAGGTGTTGACGATAGTGCACACGACCGCCGTGCTTCCGGCCGATCCCATCTCGAGAAATTCTCCGGTGCTGTACGTCGGGGTTACCGTGTTCAGCGCTGTGGCCGCTGTCCAGCCTTGCGGCGATAGTTGAATTGCCGATATCGCGTTGATCGCCTGAGCGGAAGCGGGTGTAGCCGGGTTGGTCGGAGGATTTGTGATTGCGTCATAGAACGTCGTCGGCGCTCCCCATGTCGAGCCTCCATAGACGCTCTGGTGAATCTGGATCTTGGGTACGGTGTAATCCGTGTCCGCATAAAAGACGTTGAGTTTACCGTCGCTACCCTGGACCGGACGCACGTAGGAGAGCACTTCGCTGCCACTGGGCGCTTGAACAACGAGATTGCCCGGCAACACCGGTCCGGTCAGCGGGCCGATGAACACCTGGGCCGCGCCGGGTGTTGGGCCTGCCGTATCGATGAAGCCGATAGCGAAGCTCGAAGATCCCCACTGGATGATCGAAGGATAGCCACCGGGCGTGAGTGAGATCGCATTCGCCACCGGAGTCAGCGGGAATACCAGCAAGTAAGCCGGAAGGATCGGGCTGATACGCTGACAAGCACAACCGAACGTCGGCGAGTTGAACAGAATGTAAATCGTCCCTGAAGCGTCGAGGAAACCGTCTAGCACGATGTGATTCGACGACGCGAGAAGTGTGAGCGGCCCCCAAGCGCCCGAAGTGTTCAGCGCGTAGTACAGCGGGAACAGCGTCCCTGAGGCCCCGGCAACTAGCACAAAGGTGAAGTCAGGACGCTGCACGAAAGCGAACGTAGAGAGCGCCAAAGGAACCGTAAGCGCGGCTGTCGGCGTGCCCCATGTGTCCGTGACCGTGTTGTAGCTGGCAATCTTCAGGTTGAGCTGGCCCACGGTCAGGTAGGCGATCTGGATCACCGTTCCCGTGGGGTCAATCGTGCATTTGTAGTAACCGGACTGGTTGCCTTGGTCCGGCGATGCTGTAGCGTTCATCAGCGCCCACGATCCGCCAATGTTTGAAGTCGCGCGCTTGAAAACACCGATCAGTCCTTGCGGGGAGCCGCCTTGCGCGGACACAAGCACCTGGTAGAGATTCGCGCCGATCTCGAAATAATACTTCCCGACTCCCGAAGTCGGCGGTCGGTATTCGGCTGTTCCGACTTGGATCGGCGCACTGGCACTGACAGAAGCAGGCACCACAACGCTTGTGGGCGTCGGCATGACCGCTGGCCCACAATTCCATACGCCCGTGTAGTTCGCCGGTCCAGATTCGGAAAGCTGATACGTTCCCGGAATGACAGGTGATGGTCCCGCAGTCCCGGCTCCGGTAATGGAATCTGTGTCTCCGGTCGCTGCGACGATGAAATCCGTTGGGGAAGCCGGGCCGCCAGCGACTTGCTTGATGAGCTGGAGGGTGGACGCTGTTACTGTAGGAGGGAATGCGAATGGGTTGAATGAAGATCCGCCCGAAACCACCATATCTACATTCGCCGCGAACGATTGAGAAGATCCAACGTAGCGGCACCAATTAAAGAACAGTTCTGACGCGATCCAAGCGATTGTTTCAACCGGAGGATTAACCGATGGGTCGTAGAATGTGGTGGGAGCGCTCCAAGTTCCGGCGAGCGTAGATGCCGTAGAGCGTTGCAAGGTTAGTCCGTTCGGCAGGTGATCGTTTGACCGGCCGTCCACAGCCCAAACTAAGGAGAACTCGGTACCATCGCTTTTCCCAGAGAGCGACGGCCAACCGCTAACATAGCTGACTGGGTTGGGCGTCGAGTAAGCATTTACGTAGGAGAACACCGGCGCGCTGGATGGCGTACCGATGAGCACACCAAAAGAGTTCTGGAGGGTGGTAGCCCCAGATAGGACCTGCTTAACGACGGGCCACGCCACAGAATCAGTGGAGGCGTCATAAATACCAGGCTTGAAGTCGTGATCTCCATAGCCACGATCATTGACGGCATTCGCTGACGCCATAGCCGTATTCGTCGATGTGATCGCCCCGGCGGTGAGAATTGAATCATAGATCGCATTCCGCAAGACTCCTGCATCGGGTCCACCCGCTTGCCAATCGGACCAGAGAATATGCACGTTGCCTGAGCCATCCGTGAGAACTTGGTCCAGATACGCCAAGGTCGTCGCGCCGCTTGCTAGAATCGCCGGACTCCACGATCCGCTATGATAGCGGATCGCGTAAACGGAAGCCGCCGTCGCGCCAGCGTTCTGAATGTCATAAGCGACAACTTGTTCGCCCGATCCATTGACTGCAATCAGCCAATCAATGGGGCTGCCGGTGGTTGCGTTATGGGTTAGTCCAGTATCGTTCGGCGACCCGAACGCTTCCGTGGACATATTGAACGTGACTGTAGAAAGTTTGTACGCGCTGGGGCCTGTCGAAATCGTAATAAGGCAATCGATTACGTCACCTGATCCGCGATAGGTGACGGAGACATTATTTGCGGCAATCGTCGTGGCCCCGGATGCTACCAGAATCGAATATGTGACACCGCCGTCTGTGCTCTTGGCTACGCCGATATCGGAATGACCGCTGGCGTTGTCGAAAACTATAATTATTTGGTAGAAATGCCCATTACTGCCAAGATAAGGACCGGCTATGGCTGTCTTGTCTCCCTGAGATACAATCTCAGACCATGGATCAGTTGGTGGGGGTGTGCCGATAATGATCGGTGCGGTCACGCCGGAAGCCCCTCGAACTTCACGAACACTCGCTGCCCGCTCGCCTGGCCGCCGCCCCACTCGTTATCGCGCGTAGGATCGGCCAGTAACGGCTGAACCGTCTTGATCGGCCACGGATTCGATAGCGTGTTGACGTAAAGCGTCACGCGGATGTTTCCTACTTGGCCGGATGCGTTCCACTGAAGGTACTGCAACAAATGCCTCTGGCCGCCGAGCTGCAAGCCCTGTTCGTCTTGCGCTGACGTAAAAGCGTAGGTCGTGTAGTAAGGAAAGAATTGGCCCAGACAGTCATCGGTGAACTTATTGTCGCAGAGCGCAAAGGCGTTTCCGCATCCTCCCGGCAACTTCCCGGGATACAAACCGTTACCCACGAAGAAGACGGTCGTCAGCGGGCCACCCACGGCGCGATAGATCATCGCCGCGCCATTCGCCGGGATGTTCCAGGGACACCACTTCCGCGAACGTTCACGCACGGTCAGCTTGCCCGTGAAGCTGATGTGAATCGAATTCGCCTCGGCGATTTCGTAAGCCGTGTAGAGCTGCTGATAATCGACGTGGTAGAGCTTATTCGGCGCGGTCGCCAGCGCCCCGCTTGGAGCATTGCCAATTGGCAAGCCGAAGTAGATGCGATTCGCTACCGGGTCATTCAACGCCCACGTTGTCAGCCACGCCGCCGGATTGATCGAATTCCAGTTAGGCTGAATCTCCTGAGAGATTGGGTAAGCCTGATCGCCGCCGAAGATGCGCGCCGACGCGAAACTCATCCAGGCAAACCATTCTTCGCCGCCACCGGCCGTCGCATCGTCGGCCTGAGAGACGGTCGATGCGAATGGCGACATAACCCCGCAGTTTGCCGCCACCTCATTCACCGACCATCCCACAGGTTCTGTTACGCCGTTGTTCTGAATGACATGGAGGCGGCCGCCGGGGTCCTGCGTCAGTACGTAGAGGGACCCGCGAATAATCTCCGTCGTCAGAATCTTGCGCGTATCCTCAACGCCAAAAACACCGGAGACGTTATCGAACGCCTCGGGATTGTTGACGTAGCTTCCCAAAAACTCATTGTTGACGAACGGATCGTCCGTGTAGATGAGGCTCAGATCGTCCACGATCCCCGGCGCCGTGAGTTTGATTATCAAATCCGGCGGAATGGTCGCAGGGGTTTTGGCGCTGAAGTCCGCTTGCCCCCAGCCGCCCGGACCGGCGACGATCGTAGCGGTTGCCGAGAAACCGGTGGAGGCGCTCGAAATCTTCACCGTCGCGCCCATAGTGGACCAACAGCGTGCGGTGTACTGCTGATTCGCTAAAGCAATGGGCGCTCCGTAGGCGTCCTCGTAAAACGATTGTGTCAGAGAAGGAACTGACACGCCCTGGCTGAAGTTCCCCGCCATCACCGTTCCAGTCCCGGACCATCCGGTGGGAACACCTGGCAAAGTTGGCAGCGTCCCGCCGTCAAATCCCATATTCAGAAGGTTCTGAACACAATTGCGTTGCCCATAGGTGATGAGCCGGTCCCCGTAGAACGCAAATCCCAAGGCACTATCCAGGATCGCCATGTTCGCGAGGTCGTTTCCGGGTATTGAAATTCCCAAGGCCGCGAACAGCGTATTGTCGCCGAAGTCCAGAATTGCGCTGGTGGTCGTGTTGTCGTTGATCTGCGTGGCCGTAGAAACGATCTGGCCGTTTACCTGAGCCGGAACCGGGATGTAGAAGAAGTATGCGCCGTCCGCGCCGGTGAAGGCAAGAATGCGAGCCACCACGTTCGGCGGACCGGTTGGGATATCGCTCACCGTAACGTACTGGCCGCCGTTGGCGTTCCACAGAACCGGAGGACTCGGGCGCGTTACGTAGCCCTGGCGCGTCAGGAAAAGCACCTGCAGCTGATGCTGGCCGGGAGCGATTTGACCCACCGGGGTAACCGTGCCGATCGCCGTGGACTGCATGTCCGGGCCGTTCTGTTTGTATTGGAACTGCGTCGGACTCGGGACGGTAAAAACGTAGTAAGTCCCATCCCACGGCAGGTAAACGTGCCCATCGGTCCAAGTGCCATCGGACCAGTTAATCGCGACCTGGAAAGAGGTGTCACTCGGGACGTTCAGCACCTCGAACACTTGCGGATCGACAGTATCGGGAATCGGCCAACTCAGATTGACGTTTCCGCCGCTCGATGTTGCATCGGAATCCGCCTGGAGCGCTACGAAGTGCGTGGAATCCGTGACGTTGGTGATGACCAGGGTGGTGTTGAACGTGCCATCGGAAACACCCGAGAGGCTGACCACCGCGCCGGGAACCAGATTATGAGCCGCGCTGGTGGTGACGGTTACAATGCCACCCTGCCTGCTGACTGCCGAAATCGCCGCCGCCACGATGCTCGAAATACCCTTAAGGACGATATTCTCTCCAGAAGCGAGCCCGTGCGCCGCGGCCGTGGTGATCGTGGCGATCCCCGGTGAGTCCACATTGTTGATTACGATGCTCGAAATTGCCGCGACCGGTACAGCCGTCGCGTCCACGCCGCTGATCTGCGCCTGGTAACCCACCTGAAGCCCGTGCGGAACAGCAGTGTTGACTGTGACGATATTATTCGCCCGGCTGATCGAATACGCGCTGGTCGCGCTGGTCGAGCCGCCGGTGCCTGTTTCAAACGCCGGATAAAAGCCGTACGTGATAATTTGCGTGTCGCTGACGACTTGGGCCAGCGGAGCCGTTTGGTTCAGCGTGGAATTGGAATTTCCGGTGATGGTGACGATATCTCCAGGCCGCAAGCCCAATCCGCCGGAGGCCAGTGTGATGGTGACGCGGGTATAGTTCCCGCCCACCAGGTTCGTGGTCGTGGCGCTGATAACGGTAAGCGACGGGCCCGCGCCGCCGGAAAGCATCGCCACAGCAGGGATTACCAGGTTCCCAACGGTTGGGGGCGCGCCCGGGCCGTCCTGGGTCACCCGGTCCAGGTTGGTCCCGTCGTACTGGAGTGCGACTTCGGTTCCATGGATTCCGTCGGAAAATGCGATGTACTCGCGTCCGAAGGCTGTTATGGATTTGGCGTAGCTTCCGGGTGTGACTGCGGCCAGCATCACCATGGTTGAGGCGTTCAGATTCTCAACCCATAGATTCCCTGTGGCATCCAGGTACAGGTTTCTGACGATTCCCGCGTTGTCCGTGAAGCTCTTGGCGTAGGTCAGGGTCGTTACACCCACCGATGTTGCCAGGATCTTGGCGAGAGCCGGCCGGCTGAACACGGAGCCCGGGCGAAAGGCCATGTCCTGGCAATCTGGGGAGACGCCCGCCGGAAGGTTCATGGCGGGCATGTTGGTCACAAGCCCGCCGAAGATTTCAAGGGGGACCTGGACCGCTCCCTTGACGTTGAACATAGGTTACTTGTCGAAAATGCAGAACGAGACAGAGCAGGGCGCGGTATCGGACTGGGTAGACGGAGCCGTTATGCTCGGGTCAAATGGAATGAGTACCGGGTAGCCGGGAAACAGCTTCGCCAACTTCGTGCCCGACACTGCCGATTTCACGGTCACGAAATTGGTCATGTCATTGTTCACCATCAGCATCACGCCTCCAGCGACCGTGACGCTGCCCAGTGGAATCGCTGTATCAGCAGTGGGTGCGCTATAACTCTTGAGAGAATTGAGCCCATTACCGGTAACGGCCGCAATAAGCGACTGAACCGCCAGGGCGACCGTAGCGTTATTACCGGCATACCCAACCGACACATTGATGGTGAGTGTATTCGCCATGGCTATACGTTTTTGGCGAAGGCAGCGCGGAAGCGAAGCACCGCGCCATTGAGCGACGGCGTGAAGCTCGAGTAGGCGGTATTCTCTGTGATTTCCGTTCCGCCCTGGCCGGAACTCGCACCCGTGCCGGTGATTGTCAGCACACCATTCGCTTGGGTCGTGCCGCTGTTATAGGTGTAGTTGTACCCGAGCGGCGCATTCCCGGCGCCGACGTCCTCGCGGATCTCGATCCACACCGGCGGATAATCGGAATTCACCAGACCCGCGAAGTTCACGGTATCCCCGTGAGTCGAAGCGCCGCCGTAACTGCCGGAAAGCGTCAGCGTCCCTTCGACGATCTGCCGGGTTCTCGTGGAATCCTTGCCGCCCGAGGGGTCTGCCGCCACGATTGAAGTGATTGCCACCGCTACAGCCATGTGATTTCTCCTTTAATAGCCACGATCCTGGCTCCGGGAGCTTCCGCCCCGCGGTCGCCTTCGATTGTTCGTTCTCTGATCCGCGCGCGCTTGGTCGTTGAAAATAAGCTCCATCTCGCCCATCGCTTCCGCCCGCGCACCAGCGTAACCCTCGCCGTCGCCGCGCGGGAAAGCCACCTCGATCGCCACGTACCAGGCAAGCGCCGAAAGACATCGCGGAATCGGTAAAAGCTGGTAATACCAGGGCGTTGTGACGCTTCCAACCACGGTCTGGACCAGATCCGGCAGGAACCGCGTATAACGAAACTGCTTGTCGGTTATCGATGTTGCTCCCGGCAGATATAGAGCGTTTTCGCGCCATTCCCACTGCCGGTCGAACACAGTTCTAACGAACTGGTTCCGCAGCCCATCAAGCGCGCACCGCATCGGGATAAACAGCGAGTTGGTCCCATTCAGACGCTCGCGGATCTTGAGGGGAGCTGCGAAGTCGGCGGGCATCGCCGGTGAGCTGTGGAAAGTAGTTCCATCGAAGAAGCCGTTCCAGGAAAGCCACGATTGGGTCGCCGGATCGGGGTTCGAGTTCACGGGCAGCGCTGGAATGATCAGATTGTCGCCGATCAGCAGCCGGTAGCCCAAATTCCCCAAGTCCTTCTGAAACTTGCGATAGGCGGAGTTGAAAATGATCTGCGTCCGAAGGCAAAGCGAGCCGTCGTCGTTCAATTCCGCCAAAAGGTTGCCGCCGCCCACCTGCGTTAGCTGCTGGCCAGGATCTGAGCCGGTCGGGAACGCTCCGGGACTCAGGATCAGGTCATCTATGCGCGACCGTGCGGTATTCAGCACCGCATTCGCGGTGTCGCCGTAGATGTATTGGGGCTGCGTCGACATTATTTGGACTTGTCGTCAAACCTAAAGCCGCAATGGCTGCATTTCCGAGCTTCCAGGAAGATGTCATTGGCGCAATCTGGGCAAAGTTTCGTCTCGCGCGGCTTCGGAGCCTCCGGCGTCGACGCGAACTCCATCCAGCGCTCGGTTTTGGCGCTCAAACCAAGCCCGCGGGCCGCCGTAAAGTACAATTCTCCGTCCTGAGCCAGGAGTTTCGAGAGTTGGCCGGTAGCGTGGGCGTCCCGCGCGGCCTGGACCATCTTTAGATACTCCGCGAGCATCTTCTTGCGCGCCAGGGCAATTTCATCCTTGCTCGGAGGCCACTGCCGGGCGATACCGACGCCGTATTTCTCAAGCGAATTTCCGGGCATCAGCATTTTCCCGTTCCACCGGCCCTTTTCGTCGGTGAAACCGTTCATGTACTGGCACGCGAAGTCGAATCCTGGGTCCTCGCCCTCTTGAACTTCGTGAAACTGGACCTCGAGCGTGTTTCCTTCCTTGTTGTAGAACTCGAAAGGCGTTCCTGGAACGATAACCGGCTCGGAATAGTCCGCACCCTCAGGACACGGAGGGATGGAGTTGTTCACCATCTGAACGCCGTTCCCAGTGAGCCGCTTTGGCCCGACGTTGAAGATGTAAAGTTGGCGTTTCTTGGACTCTTCCCGGACGGCATTGGGCAGGTATGCTGGCTTCTTGCCGCGATTCAGGTCTTTCTGGCGCTGCATCAGTTCGGGTGCCTGCGACAGGCGCACGAAACCGCTCTGCGGGGCCGTTGCGGGGGTGGTGGGTACTGCTGTGGGTGCGGGCATCTATTCTCCTTTGCGAATCTCTTCTGCTAGTTTTTCGAGAGAGCGTTTCTCGTTTACCATTGCGTAACTGCCCTTTCCGTAGCCGTCTACGTGGCGTCCCTCGAACACGAAATCGTCGAACCGCAGTATGGTCCTAACGCAGCGGTCTCGTTCCCTCAGAACGGCAGCGAGAACGACGGCGTTCAATTCGCTCGGCGTTGCGGGGAGTTCCGCAAAAACGTCAATCTCCATTACGCTGCTCTCTTTCTTTTCCTCATGACTTTTCCGCCACCAATGGTTACTTGGCCAGGGATTCCACGTGGAACAGGTAGCCCAAGCTCATTGGCGGATCGAAGTACGGGGCTGGTCTTGGGCGCGCCGCCGCGCCCTGTGGATAGCTGCGAAAACGGGGCATGTCCGAAGGCCGGTAATGCATCGCGGATGATCGCTTCACGCAGGCACGCCTTCTCGATTTCTTCCTTGGTCGCGCGATTCCGGCAGGCGGTGAGCTTTTCCGCCCACGAATACCTGTCGGCGGCGTGAACCATGCGGATCAGCTTGTCGATGTTCGTTTGCTCCGGGTCGAAGCTCGAATCCCCGCACATCAGGTATTCCCCGCGGTGCGGATACGGTCCCAGGATGTTCAACTGGCGATCGGCGTTCCATTGCGTCGGCGTTACCCCGGTAAACGCGAAAGCATCGAGCCACTCCTCAAGAATCCAGTTCGGCCCGATCTCGGGATAGGTCAAACAGTACTTGGCGCGCTCCGTGCCGGATTCGTTCCACTTTCCGAAGACAAGCGAGCGCCGGGTCGAGGCAAGGACGATGCGAAAACGATTCTCGCCGAAAGGGTTCAGCCCGAAGCGAGCCATCGCCATCGGAAAGTGCTGAAGCGAGTTTGCGGGGTCGAGTGCGGTCATATCTCAAAAAGTGGGGCTGGAGGAGCCAGCCCCGGAGTCAAGGAGGACCCGTTTAGTGCCCGAAGTACCCCGTGGGTATGGCGAAGTTGGAATAATATGCGTTCAAGCGCGGCTGGCCGGTTCCGAATTGCAGAACCGCCGCGAGGTAGAACAGCACGCTCGAAGCGATACCGCCGGAAGCGCCGTAAGCCGGGAAAGCCGTCTGGCCTTCGACCTCGATGTAGTCTTCCTTGCGGGTTTCGATTCTCCACCACTCCTTGAGCGGCAGGAAGTCGATGCGGCCGGGCTGGGCTCGGGGATTCACCAGGAATTCGCGCTTGGCGATCATGGTGGGCGCCGACTTGGTTAGCATGTCGGGAGCTTCGTCGCCCTTAACTTGGTTCCAGATAACGCTTTGGACGTTCAGGGCGATGTTTTCCCAGGCGGCCTGGGCTTCCACATTCCCATGACAGACCAGCTCCGAGGAGTTGGCCCGTTCCTCACCCAAGGCCAGGATGATCTGAGCGAACAGAGCGCGGACACTGGCCGGCGTCATAGCTTTGCCGCCCTGGTTGATGTTGGGCGTCGAGAACTTGCCGGGGAACGTCGAGCGCTGGATGCCCATGAAGTTGCCGGTGTTGCCGGCGACGTTGTAGTAGGGAAGCCCGAAGATACCAGAGTTGGCCTGGCCCGAGGATCCTGAAGCCAGCAGGAGCCAGCCGGCGGTCGAACCTACCGGGAAGGGACCGGTGAGCCAAATCGTGTTGTTCGCGATGTCGACCGACTGGACGACTACGGAACCTTCAAAGGTCCCGCCCAAAGAAGACCACACGTCGATAGGCTGCTGGTCCTGGAAGGCGTTAGCATTGTTGACGATCAGCCCGTTGGTTCCGGTGGTCGCCACGATGGAGTCCAGGGTGTTTGAGCCGTCCGACAGCGCCAGAAGCGAGTCGATGAACCCCGCAAACACCTTGGGGGCTTGTTCGTGGGTCAGCGTGACGAAGTTCTGGATGGACTTGACGTTCTCGTCGTTCGCCCACTCCGCAAGGAATGTGTACTGCGAAGGCTGAAGGAGTGAAACGCAGGAAAGAGAGCCGAACGTCTCAACCGGAGCCGATCCGAGCCCCAAATCCTGCCCGTCGAATGCGCCGATCTTCATTCCGCCCTGAGAGAGGGGCTGCAAGGGGATGCGCGCCGGGCGGGTGGATACTGGCTTTACGTCCGTGCGGACGTTGATGCGCTTGTAGAGAATACTCGATACAAGCGTGAGCATTTCAAGCTTCGGACGAATGTATTCCGCCTGAGCTCCGAACGATGAGGCATTATTGCCGATGGACATGCTTTGTCTCCTGAACTGGAATTGTTCAGAATCAAGCGTGTCCGTTTGTCCCGCAGGACTGGCTGGACGGCAGCCAACGCCTTTATGCGCCGAATCTGCGAATGAGCGTCAGAGCTTTAGAGGTTTTTCGGGTTTCCCTCGCCCGTGAAGCACCTGACGAAATTAGTATACACCTAAAGTCAAGCCCACTGCACCAACCGACCATCTTTCGTGTATGCCTTGTTCGCGCTGAGCATGTCGCCGGTGGTTCTCACCGGGTCCAGGTCGCTTGTCGGCGGCATCTTGGCCACCCGCACGGCGTTGCCGGTAGACGTTACACGTGCCGCGTTGGAAGTATTGGACTTAGCTGTAGTTGTGGTGGCTTTCGGCCCCGGCTTACCTGGCAGCGCTTGCGCGATCGCTTGTCTCAGAGCATCCGGGATGGCCTTCTGGAAGAAAGCGTACTGCTCCTTCAAGTATCCGTCGCGGTCTCCGTTGGCAAAGAACCGCGCGGATTGGTTCTGCCACTGCCGGATCTTGGCCGTTAGGCGCAACTCGTAGAACCCCTTGATGTTACTGTCTTGGTCCGTGGTTAGATTGCGGCCTTTGGTCAGCTCTCCCCAGGCTTTGGCGAACGTAGCGCGCCTCTGATTGGCTACGCTGGTCTCCCATTCCTGCTTCTGAAGCGCCTGCTCGCGCTGGGTGAGTTGCTTGGCGCGGTCGTCCAGTTGCGGGTTCGCGGGAGTGCCGGGAGCGGCCGGTACGTTCTTGGCCGCCTGGTACAGAATGTCGATCGCTCCCAGGATAGCGTTGTGGTTCTCGATGATCTCAGCCAGGAACGATGCTGCAAGTTCCTTATTCCCTTCGGTATAAGCCTTCGAAGCCCGATTGAGAATTGCCGCCTGAGTAGCGAACATAGTCGGTAATCCAGCGTTGCTGAGCACCTGGACCGCGCCCTGTGCCTGGTAGTAAGCGAGGCGCTTGGGGTCGAGCTTGTCGAACTTCCGCAGTGCAGGCTCCATGAGTGCCACGAACCCATTGCGTCCAGACTCGTAAGACGTAATGGTTTCAATGAACTGCGGATCTCCAGCTTCGAAAAGAGCATCCACCTTTTCAAGGTAATCGGCCTTGAACTTAATGTCTGCGATGCCTTGCTCTCCCCCGTTCTGCGCGGCGAGTGCCTTGAGCGTGGCGAGTTCCTTCTTGCCGCCAGGAAGTTCGCGCTGCAGCCAGTCGCGCACCAGCAGCGATTGCGTTACTTCCTGAGCGAGCCGTGGAGACAACGGCTTCAGAGCTTCGATCGCGGCCTTCCCGGAAGGCGTGAACTTGCCGTTCTGGACGGCGCGCTCACCGGCCTTGACGACCGCCGTACCAGGCTGTTCCACCCGGGCTAGTTCCGCACTGGGTTCGACGAACTCAGCGTCGTGGACCTCGACGCCGGTATCACCGCCGGTATCGGCAGGCGCTTCGCCGCCTCCGAAGTCGCTAGAAGCGTCGGCAACCGCTACGCCGCCGCCTCCATCACCGCCTCCAGATTCGTCCATCAGCGGGCCAAGTTCAAGAAAATCAAGCATTGCGGGGGTTCTCCTTTAAACCGTTGCCGTTCCCGGCGATCCTGCGGGCGCTGACGCAGCCAGCGGCGGTGCGCCGGCCTGTTTACCGGGCGGACCGCCCTTAGGCGCAACCACCGGCAGCGGCGGAACAACCGGCTCCTTCAGCGCCGCGGCCTTCTTGTGCTCCTGGGCGTGCAGCCACACGTTCATGATTCCCCGTTGGTTGGGAACCATCTCGCCGGTTACCGGATCGGCGCGTCCCACCTTAAGCTCAATTGTAGCTGCATCGCTGTTGAGGTAATCGACGCAGGTATCGTAATGCCATTGGTCGAAGTCCCAGGGATTGATTGGCACGCTCGATCGAATGAGCGAGGACGGATCAAACGGCGGCGGAGGCGGCATGCCCGCGTCCAGGGCTTGCTGCGCTACCGCCGCCGCTTGTTGCTGGGCCGCAGCAACCTCTTCAGGAGTCGGCATCACCGGAACGCCGTTCAGTAACTCCTCGATCTCTTCAACCTGTTTATCGTGCGCTTCAGACTCAGGAATGACCATTTCACTGACTCCGAACAGCTTCAGGAGTTCCTTCCAATTCTCCGGCGCCGAGAAGAACTGCTGCGCGGCCGGCGGGAACTGCGCGACAAGCTGGACTACGTTCATCAGCGTGGCGCGCTTCGCCGCGGTCGAATCGGGAAAGCCTGAATCTTCGTCCGGGGTCGCCATGAAGTGGCCTTTGCGCAGCCGATCGACGCGCACGGTGACATTCTGCGCGCCCTTTACCGGAACAATGATTTCCTCAGGCGTCTCGGGGTCGTTTGACGCAGCCAGCGCGACCTGGGTATAGAGCTTCGCGCACGTGCGTTGCAGGACATTCCACGGAAGCCCCATGCGGCCAAGTGCCGAAGCCTTAGATTGTGCCAGCCCCGAGGCGGTCTTTGTGTCGTTGCTCGACTCTCCCCACATGGCAGGTGGACAAGCTAGCACAAATTGCATGTACTCCCCAAATAGGAACTGGATGACTTCATTCAGGGTGGTGGGGATCTCGGGGTTCTGCTCGCGGTAGAAGTTGTCGGCGACAGCGTTCGTTCCAGTCGCCATCTGCTTAAGTTGCCTAATCCCGAAAGGCTGGGCCTTCTGCTCAAGCATCGCCTCGTACTCGACCTTGGAAGCCACGACCCACGTAGACGGCGCACCGAAGTCGAAGGTCTCCGCGATGTAGTTCATCAGCGTGTTAAAACGATCCTGGGCCACTACGGCAGGGTCCATGATCGCCAAATTGAACTGGCCGTCACTCGCAAACGGATGATCAGTAATCAGGCAATCGTCCATCGACTCCGGCCATGACTGCGAATACGTCTTGCCTACATAGACCGCGTGGAGCCCAGTGAATCCGCCTTGTTTGTCTTGGAAAATACGGGCTATGGCATCACGGACGGTTTCCTCGCCGTCCCCCTCAAGGAAAGGCTCGTCGAACTCTTCGTCGGACCAACATGATGGTCGTAGCCACGCATGAAGCTCCGTAACCATGTGGCTGATCGCTTCCCCAGCCTGAAACTGCGAACGCGCGCCCTGAAGGATGCCGAGTCGGGCAAAACGCTCGTAGTTATTCTCATCTAGTCCGGTTTCGTTGGCTTTGATCTTGTCTTTAATGTGCTCATGGTCCTGCTTCGCATTCCGCACGTCCAGATCGCGATAGACAATCAGGTACGGGAACTGCGCCTGATCCTGGATCATGATCGGCACTTTGGTTTCAAGAGACCCGAACACCTGGGCCGTCTGGTTTTTGATCGGCTTGCCTGCGTCGTCGCGGCCCCAGCGCGCGGCGTTCTCCTCGGTCTTTGTCCACACAACGAACCGACCAGATAGGCACATCATGCGCACCACTTCGCGCATGGTCTTCTTGATGTCGTTGACGCGGTCGAAGTTCTTACGCAGTCCGTCGGCGGTTTCCGCAGCCTGGTTGTCTTCGGACTTCGAGGGGTCTTTGGGCTCGAACGCTATTCCAGGTCCGTTTTGGGTAAGGACGGATTGTATGATCCACACAAAGCCATGGAAGATAGGGTAATCGTCAATATAGTCTCCCCATTCTTCCTCGTTACCTTCAGCGTCGTAGAAGGACGCTCCGGGTATGGCAAGCACAAAGCAGTCATCACGTCCCTCGTAAATGTGCTGATGGCCTCTTTCATAAAACCGGAGTTTGCGGTCATGCAGCACCTCCAGACGGCGCAGATATCGTTCTTCGCCTTGGGATTTTATGATGGCCGCGCGAATGGCTTTTTCAATCTGCGGAGGAAGCTTTTCATTGCGCGGTCCGTAACCTTCGTCCTCTTCAGGTTCAGGGATGACCTGCTCGTCGGCTTCGATTGCGGGGGCTGGAGTCATGCTTTCCTTATGAACACAACCCCATAAAACGGTTCGGGTTTGCCTTGGCGATTGTAAACTTGTCCCACGTCGCCCTTTTGCTCAAACCCTGGATTCGCGACGATGATTTGGTCGTGGATTGAATCCACCCTCGATGAGCCCGCCTTGGGAGATCCACCCTGAGGTATGAAGACTTCCACTTGATTGATATCAGCGTCGTCTGGAACTGAGAAGTTCTTCAATTGAACACCGCCGCGCCGCCCACGTTTTCCCCGATGCGGTCGGCGAGATCCTTCAACTCGTTCTGCTCCTTGCGCTGCAATATCGCGATTACAGCAAGTGCGAAGTCAGCGCAACACGTCGGCGGTCCCCAGTCTTCATCGAGCACCGAAGGCGGGGAGAAATCGAGCACCGTATCGCAGTACGGGCAGTGAATCGCTTTGCTGATACCGAGTTCAGCGGCCTGGATCGCAGCGGCCAGCGTGCGAAGCTTGTCGTCAGCGGTCACTTGTGAAGATCGCCGCCCTTCTGAAACCGCAATCCCAGCAACCCTCGGCCGCGAACACTTGCGTTAGACGAATGGCTGTCCTTCACCAGTTGCTCATGCGTCGACACGCCGTTGGCCGCGGCTTTGGTTTTTTCGATTCCCGGATGCTTGATTGCGCCGCCGAGCCACTTGTCTTTAGCCACGCTTCACCGCACCTCCTAAAAGCGGCGCTTTCTTCGGCAGTTCGCTCCGCGGCGTTGCCGCGAAATCGTGAAGCTGCTGATGGTTCATGCCGAGCAGCCCCTTATTGCGCTTGTAGAGTTTCGACGGATCATGCTCGGCGATGCTGGTCGCTATTTGCTGATCCTGCGAAACAGAAGGCACGCTAGAACCTCGCTCCCAAGATCAGCCCGAAAATCGCTCCCACGAACGCCGCGCACAGCAAATACGAAGGTTTCACTTATCCTCCTTTGATTCACGATCCGGTCCCAGGCTGCGCATCACGCTTTTGATTCCAACGAAGGCGCAGCCAAACAAGATTGCGAACGCCACGCCCAGCCAGATGAGCGCAACCATAGAGCCGTACAGCATACGTCCTCAATACAGATGGTACGACGTCGCGGTCATCAGCAAAGTGTTGGACGTCGAAGTATAGGATACGGCTCCGGTCGTACCGCGCCAGTCCAGCACCGTCACGTTCGTAAACCCAAGACCGGTCCCGGCAGGAGTTCCGCCCGTGATCGTTCCGGTAACGCCGCCGGCCGCAGTCCACGCGCCGTCAACCGATACCAACCCTCCTTGAACGTGGGCCGCGTTGACTGCTTCCATCAGTCCGTAGGTGCCCGAGGTCACCGGATCGCCGACCCCGTGCGCGTTGTGGAACCAGCCGGTGACAACGCAGGTATTGGGAATCGTCGGCGTCGCGCAGCTGATAGCGGTAGGCCGCACGGTTTCGACGTTCGACCCGGCTCCGATGTTGATGGGCGCGTTGGTCGCAAGCGGCGTAATCTGCGTGCCGTCCGCGAGAACCGTATAGCCCACAAGCAGCGTGACCGACGTAGTGCCCGGCGCTGCGATACCGATTGCCACGGTCAGCGGCGGAGCCGCCGAAGCAGGCGTCCCGTAATCGTAGGTGATCGCGTTGCGGATGCCCGAGAACTGTGTGCGGTTCTGAGCGTATGCCAGCCGCTCGTGGACGATCTCGCCCACCTTCAATCCGAGCAGTGTGAACAGAAGCGCAAAGGTCAAGAACGGCAGAAGCCGCTTCATGGTCGATTTCATGTTAGTAATCCTTCCCCTTTTCTGAAGTCTCTTCCTTACCGTCTTTACCGCCCCAATCTTCGCCGTCATCTTCCCCGCCGCCGTGAACCTGCTTCATTTCCTCGGCCGCGCCGTCCGCGTTGTCGTGCTCGTTCGGCCCTTCCGGTTCGCCGCCATGTGAGGCGTGATGCGTGGTGATGCCGCCGCCCATGCCGTCCGAATGCGAATGGTGGTGCACGCCGTCGGAGTGCTTGCTAGCGAGATGCATAAGCGCGTGGCCGATGTGCCCGTGCTCGGTGGTCGAGCCGTCCTCATGTTCGATGTGGTGCGTGCCGTCGGCGTGCGAAACGAGCGTTGAGCGCGCTTCGCCGTCGGCCCCGCTGTGCACCGGCATCGCTTCGTCGGGAACGGAGCCTGCGGGCTGCGCTGGCATCGGACGCTTACCGCCTTGCAGAACTGAGGGCATTATCGTTTCTCCTTAGCTTTGCGCTGCTGCTTCGCGGCCTTCTCTAAGCCCGCAAGTTCTTCCTCGCTCATCTGGGTCAAATCCAGCGTACCAGAAGGAACGACCGCGCGCTGACCTGCCAAGTGCTCCCGTAAAGTGAACGTCGCCTGGTGAGCTAGCATCTCGTCGGTGATGTTCTCCATGCCGTGAACGCGGCGCAGCGAGTCGCCGTCGGAACCGGCTGGCGGCTGTGGCTTGGTGAGATCGCGCCCGCGCGCCATCAGTTCGGCTTGGCGTTGGGCATTCGCGATCACGCGAGCATCGGCATCACCCGGCATCTTTCACCCTTTGCGCCTGCGCGCCCAGTTCAGCGACCTTTTGGAGCACGGCGAACGGGCGTCCGCTTGCCTTTTTTTTTGCGGGCATGTCAAGGCGGTCGCGGAGTTCCTGAAGCTCGACGGCGTGCGAAGCTTCCTGCTTGGCGAGTTCCTCTTCGATG